GCGACATTGATAACAAACTTCGGAGTAGTTTCAAATGAGAACACAGTCATGGATTTTCTTTTCTCTGTGATCCATCGTAATGGTGGGCACGATTGTGATTGATTGGAGTTGCCAGCAGGCAACCAACCTTCAGGTTTCCCGCACTAATCAGTTGATGAACATGACTCATCCATGTTTGCTCGAATGGATGCGCCCATTTGATGTCCAAGAACACCTTTCGGTTTCCTTGCTTGCTGAACATGACTGGCCAGTTGCAGTAGTGAAAGTCTCCAACAGCGTATGAAAGTCCGTCCACCGATCCTGTGTAATGAATCTTGGTCTTGTTGCACACTCCCTTGATCTGTGGACCTGGGAAGTACTGTTCTTTCTTTTCGCCTGGAAGATTGTGCCATGACCAGTTTAGATGATTGTCTCCGAAGAACTCGCTGAACGACAACTTCAGGTAATCCAAGGACTCCTTCTCCATGATGCTCATACACTTCTGAAACAGTTTCTCATCGTAGCGAATCAAACCATTCCTGCATGGTGGATCAGATTTGCCACACAGAAGCATATCGTCCTCAAAGAACACCATGTATTGATGCTCGGACTCGTCAAACATCTCGGCGCACAACTGTCTCGCTCCACAGATTCCAAGATTCTCTGGCTTCTTTATCTCGGAGATGGAGTTCTTGGCAAAGATTCTACTGAACTCATCATCGGTCTTTGGATTGGTGGAGTTGTTAATCACATACTTGGAAGCAGACTTGAATGTAGATGCGTGGTTTTTTGTGGAATCAACCCACAGGGAAAACTGCGCTGGCAAATTGAAGCATACCGAGTATACTCCAAGTTTGGTATTTTTCATGTTCTCTTTGGGTTCTTTGATGATCTTCTCTACCCACGGAGCAATCAAACCATTTGATCCAATCATCTCATAGTGGCACAACTCGGGATGATTGTATGTCAGCAGCGTAAAGATGCTCTCTTCAGTACCCATCAGGCCTTTGTTCAGGCTGTCATTCAAGTAAGAGTAGTAGAGTCCGTTTAGTTTGTTGATGTAGTCTTTGCTTCCACCAAACATTCCACCTCGTGCCACACGAACTACTTTGGTGCCATTAGCAAAGTCATTCAAGGCAGAAGACTTGAATCCGTGTATCTCTCCATCAGGTTCATAGGGGAAACACAGAAACAGCGCACCATCTTCCATGTACTTCACAACTTCACTTTCAAAGCGCGATCCGAAAAGACTGTCGTGAACCGTGTTGACGATACCACCATCTACCCAAAGAAAATACTTTGTTTTGTGGGGGTTGAAAATCGTAGTATCGTTCAACCAAAACATCTTAGACATGACTAATGGATTGTAAAGTTCTAGGCGTGCTTGTGTGCTTTCTGCTAACCATCCCTTTTGATTGTACCATTCGGGATTTGTCCTGATCGTCTGTATCTGATCGTAGAACGGCATCTTGGTACGCAAGTCTTCAGCAGTTACATACCGCAGAGTAGTGTTGCTTCTATCTCTGTTCTGCCAAACAAACTCTTCCAAATCAGGACTAATGAACAACATCATCGGACACTTTACTGCCCGAAGCAACTTACCAAAGGTTTCTTTGTAGTGATTGAAAGGCCGTGAGAAAGATGTTTCCATCTCTCCTCTACCTATATTGATTAGTCCACTTACAATCGTGAGTGAAGACATAGTTACCCTCAATATCCTAGATGAATTGGCTTCTCAATTTTATTGAGCCATCCTTTAGACTTACTATAAGGCCAGAGAACAAACTTGGAAGGTTTGCTATCCACAGGACTCACAAAAGTTACTGCTAGTTTAGAGTGCCCTTCGCGGAGATCGTCTTTAGACTTGATAGCCTTGTCCCACATGATAGGTCTAGTCTCAGGCCTAAAGTCTTCTCTCCAAAGTGTATCGTTAGAATCATTGTGGATAGCACACACAACAAACTCTAGATCGCTCGCTTGGTGGAATTGCTTCTCGTCCCATACCAAAAGTGTGGCATTTCTAATCTTGCCTTCAGGTAGTCTCTCGCAACGGTTCTTGAAATCTAGTTGAGCATACTCCTCGTATTGCTGAAGAGTTCTTTCTTTGCCCTTACCGTACTTGCCAAACACAATGTTTGGATCGTATTCCATCTCAAACAGAACTCGGTTTCTATGATGGCAAATGTTGTTACGCTCAACCCAATTCATACCATCCACCAGTTTATCTTTGTTCTGATCAACATGATCTACCCAATGCTTATGGGTTCTATACTCGCGGGTGTATTCATGCCACACCACATTTCTATGTGGGGTGAACAGATCATACCCGTGGGTGAAGCAACGCATTGCCAACGAAATCTCTTCTCCGTGGAAGTAGTAGTTGGGATCGTGTGGAACTTCTCGCACCATGTCTCCAATAGTGAAAGCAAAGTGAGCAGAGAAGAACCTACAAGGAATCGGAGATGTCAGTTCTTCAAACTTCTTTCCATTGCCTGCCCAAAAGCAAGTACCATCAATGTAGTGAGGCTTGAAGAACACACATCCTTCGGGGGTGAATCGGTCAAACTCCAAGTATAGTGCATGGTTCTTTTCAAGCAGATCATCGTGCTGTCGGCCGCGATGTTGCTCAGGATTGAACGGAGTTACATATGCAGTAAGAAGTGGTTTCTTGTGTCCTTTTGCCTGTAACTCCTTGATCCATCCGATCAGAGTCTCATCCCAATCTTGAGCAAAGCGATGATGAGAGTCTAGTTGGAGCGTGTACTCTTCTCCGCCATACAGTTGCTCTTGGATAGAGTTGCGTGCCCAACACGCTCCCTTGCTTTGATTCCACGGCACATCAATGATCTTGAAGCGAGGATCATTCTTGAACTCTTGTAGTTCAGCGTCCCACGGATCAGTAGCCTCGTGCTGCCAGCAAATCCCAAATCGTAGGCGATCAGGGTACTTTGCCTTGTCTAAACAGTCCTTGATGGTAGGAACCAGTTCAGGATCACGATATGCTGCAATCTGAAGGAAAATGCGTTCATCGCTTGCCATTTTGTACTCTCTCTTTCTCTTTCAAGTAAGCACTCAACAGAACCATATAGTTGATTACATCTACACAAGTATCCATGAAACTCTCATTGGAAACATGAAGTTTGCCAGACTCAACAAACGAACTGAGTCTGCTCATCTTATCAGTAAGACGAACCAAGAACCCCTGCTCGGTGGAGCAGATGCCCATTGATTCTACTCTTGTAAAGTTTGCGAACGGTTCTAGTCCGTCATTGCCTGCGTAGTCTCGGTTCTTCGCATCCATGAGGATGCGGCCGCTTTCGCAGATTTCTTTGTGCCATGCCAAAAGTTCATCACGAGTCATAATATAATCACCTTCCTGTTGATCCAAACCCACCGATACGATCTGTAGTTTGTTCGGGTCTAGTATGTATCTGTTCGATGGGTAACCTAAGTATGCTTACAAGATCACCTTGACAGATTCTTTCGCCATGTTTTACTGTAACAATGGCGCTTGATGCGTTCCTGACCATCAGGAACAACTCATCAAAATAGTCTGCGTCAATGATACCTTCTCCGTTCGGCATAATAAGTCCACGCTTTAGTGCAACGCTTGATCGCATATGCACTCGAACAGAGTATCCCATAGGAATCTTTGCAATCAATCCAGTTGGAATCAGTACAGTAGTTTGCGGGGGAATCATCAAATCAGAGATGTGCCGTGGAGTAAGTCTGAGCATATCACCCATAGTGTTTTCAGCATCAACCGATTTGATGATTCTAAGATATCCACGATCATCCACAAGGTGTGCTGCCAAATCAAAACAAGCAGAATGTTCAGTTGCGTATGTGGGAAGTGGCGCGTTTGCATACAGTTGATGAAAGCCAAACTGCATTGTGTCTCCATTACTTAGAGGGAATAGGAATCAGTTCATTCAATGCTTGCACATGAGTCGGAACAAGTGGACGATCAGTAAGACTTTGCCATTTGTTTTGACTTTCCCGTTCAGCGGACTGTACGAACATTGGGGTAGAGGCAGCAATCACTTTGAACTTACTCTGTGCTGCGGCAAATCCATTATCCATAGGAATTTGCTTGGTGTACAAACACATATGCGCTATGTCTGCTGCATAGTTCTTGTATCTTTCGGACACATACAGTACTGCGTGTGCTGCGAGCATACCGAAGATTCTGTACCATCCATTGTTCAAGTCAACAATTGCTTGCTTCTTATTTCCATGAGAAATACCAAGATACACGGCATCAGTATCATCCGGCACTTCTATCACAGGTACGAATGCTTCAGTTGCAAGAGCATCATCCTCCAACACAAGAACAGATCCCTTGCTTGCTGATAGCAAGGCATCAATGTGCGCTTGTCCACATCCCATGTAGTGTTTGCCAAACGCTCTGAGTTTAACAGCGGATAGGTTTTTTGGTGGTGGAATGATCCTGCCTGGGATTCGCATATGCGAAGTGAATCCCAAGCGATCAAATTGCTCAGTCATTTGTTTGGCATTTGAAGTTGCTCGGTCTAGATTGATCCATCTAGTTTGTACATTACGAAGGTCAATTTTCATGTCACTCTCTCTTAGAACTTCTTACCGATATGATACTTGGGAACCAGTTCCCAATCTCCCTTTTCCTTGTGGGGAATGATCTTGATTTGAGCAAGGCCTGCGGTGATATTTGCTGTCTTTGTGGGATCAACTACTTTGACGAGTCCCCATTCGTTCAACAAAGTCACAATGGTATTGCGTCGAGCGATATCTGCTTCGGTCAGCGTGGACGGAAGACCATCAAGCGCGAACAGTTCCTTGAAATGGACGATATAGTATTTGCCCCGCTTGTGTAGAATATGGCAAGACTGATACAGTTTCTTTTCAGTCTTGGAGGAAATCCCAATGCGGGTCAGGGTTTCCTTTACCTTTAGGAAATCATCTGGCTTTGCCAGTGTGATCTCTACTAATTCTTCAACGGTGATTTTGGGTTGGTGTTCCATACATATGCACTCCATGCCAATGAGTATGCCTCATCTTTACAAATATGTAGGAACCGGCTAACTTAGACACCGCCCCGATAGGTAGAGCGCACAATGTTAGTGATCTGTTCGGGTGTCAGTACTCGCATGATGTCTTTAGCCTTGGCATCAGAGCAACCATACCGCTCTTTGATAGATGCCAGATTTTCTGCTTCTTCTGCCTTGAACCATTTACTGAATCGTTTCCTAGAGCGGATGCTATGCCGCAGAAAATCAAACTGCATTCGTTTACGCAGGGAACCATAACGATTCATCGCGTTTGCTTGCAAGATGGTATCAGGGAAGTAGGACAGTCCTCGGTTCACCAAGAACGGAACATATCCCTTCTCGTCATGCTCTTCATCACACAACGAGTTCTTGTTCACATTGATGGCGTTCAGGTAGTCTGTGAGTTTAAGCGGCATCTCGCACCACCAAAGCAATGTGATCCTGATGTACCAAGTCTAGATCACCGTAGTGATTGCCACGATTAGTCGCTAGTTCCCAATACACCATATCTCCCACACGAATATCCTCGGTGATTCCACATCCAACCGCAACCACTTCAGCAAGTACAAAGTGACCCTTGGTATTATCATCCTTGTAGATGATTCCACCCTCGGTCTTCTTCTCTTTACCAAGATCGGTGCGTACAGCAACCCACTTACCAATAGGTCGCATTATGCTCTCCTCATGCAGAGCCATGCAACCTGAGTAAACTCAGATTTCATATAAGGAATCACATCGGCTGGAACTTTCAAATCACTATCCCATGTTTCACACCAAAGCCAAAGATTCTTGTCTAACTTCTCTTCATTCGACATTGAATTAAGTAGTTCTTTGTCAGGATGATAGTCATGTCCCATGATAACATCTCCTGATTTTAAGAGCGGGGAGAGAGCAGTCAATTCATGCATCTTGTTTGCACCATCACACAGGACTATCGTAGTTCCTTCGGAAGCGATAATACTTGCAACCCCATCATGCTTTTCGGGAATCAATGTTGCTTCCCCATAGTTAAAGATGTTCTCTACTCGGAACTCAATCGCATCAGTAGAATATCCAAGAGATTCAGCGTTAGTCTTGCCTATGTTATGGATGTCCCAAGTAATGATTTTGGTTGAGTTCATTCCTAGTTCATCTAGGGTGTCGCGTAGCAGAAGCGTCAGTCCTGCATGAGAAGTACCAATTTCAAGAACTCTGACTGGTTTAGTTTGTCTGAACAACTCCTTAAAGCATTCAGTGATATTGGGATGTTGCATGGTGATATATCCCTTGTACGAAAACCAACCTTGTCTAAGTAATTCTCTATCTACCATGTCACGAGACGGCCCGAGCGTGTATGAAATTCTCCTCATTTGAACTCGCACTCCATCATAATCTCGGTCAAGCAAGCAGTCATGTTGATCTCTGCATCGGCAACAAATGCTGCCTTGTACTGGTACTCTGCCAGAATCAGAACCAACTTCGGAATGCTAGACGGAGTAAAGCAATCGTACATGGACTCGTAAATCTTGCGAAACAGAGATGCTGAATCAGCATCAGAGTTCTCTACAACCCACTTGCGAACCGATGTGAAGTCCTTGTCTTTCAAGGCAGAGATGAGTTCCTTGATCTTGATTTCACCAAGTTGAGTCAGGATACCCACATCAATCTTGCCAGACACCGAATACCGCTGCAACTCATTCAAGATGCGGCGGAAATCGGGGAAGTGCTTCATTATGAGTTCGACAAGCACCTTGTCATCGTATGCGACACCTTCGGCATCCAAGATGCCTTTGACTCGCTGAAGCATTTGCTTGGCGAGGGTGGGTCGTTCTTTGGTTGGGATTTGGAAGTTGATGCAAGTACACCGCGATTGAAGCGGTTCGATGATCCTGTTCTTGAAGTTACAAGTCAGGATGAACCGGCAGTTCGCGCTGAACTCTTCCATGAATCCACGCAGAGCAGGCTGTGTGCTTTGGGCATTCGAGTAATCAAACTCGTCAAGAATCACAACCTTCTTGTTGCCTGACATGGATACCGTACTCGCAAAGTTTCGGATGCGAGTACGGAGGGTATCAATGTTTCCATCTTCTGAGCAGTTGACGATGATGCAGTCGCTATCCAGTTCGTTGCACAAGGAACGGGCAACTGTAGTCTTCCCGCATCCTGCTCCACCCGATAGCAGTAAGTTCTGCACCTCGCCCGACTCCACCATGTCGGTGAAAGTCTTCTTCATCGCAGACGGAAGAATGCAGTCCGCAATCACCTTTGGGCGGTACTTCTCCACCCAAAGGTATTCGGTTACCGTAGCAGTCATGTTTACTCCTTAGAGGCAGTGCTTGAAGTTGCTTCAAGCGCAACGAAGTAAGTCAAGTCCTTGCTGCAATGTGAGAACTTGGCGACAATGCTCTTGCTGATATGCACATCGTAATCGCCCGGCATGAGTTTCAGATTGTCAACCTTCATGTGAATATCAAACTTGGTCTTCGCCTTGTTCTCTCCCACAACGATGGAGTAAGTGTTGGAACCCTTGTCTGACTTGTCGAACACGACAACTTCAATCTTGTCTTTCGTTCCGCGTACAGAGATGTCACCAACCTGTAGCACAGAACTGGCTCGCATGATCTCAGCAACATTGTCTGCGGTCAACTTGAATGACACAAGAATATCGGGCATAGTGATACTCTTCTTGGGAGCAGTCAGCAGACTTGGTTCGCAGTAGTAGTAATTGACACTCGGTGCATTCTTGCGAGCCGCATCAGAGATTACCACAGACTTCTCTCCAAAAGTCAGCAGCGGTTCCTTGAACAGCGAGATCACACCAAGAAACTTATTCAAGTCCCAAATGCCAAACTCGATGTCGAAAGTTTCGTCTACGGTTGCCTCAGCCATGACATTCTTTACAGGAGTCACGGTGGCAATAGTGTTGCCTGGACGGATGAGAATGTTTGAGTTCAGCGAGGCGAAGTTCTTGAGAACAGCGAGAGTTTCTTGAGATAGTTTCATACCAGTTTCGTTTTCAGTAGCAGTAGCAGTCATAATGTCTCCATTCTGTAAGGGGTTCACAAAGTATACTTTCACCTTGGTTTCTTGCAACCACAACCTTTAGATTTTTCAGGATTGGGTGGTGCAGAGTTTATTTGCCGTGCCTGTATGTTTGCAGGTTGATTCGGCGATGGTCTAGATGTCTGTGGTGAGTTGTTGAGTCTTGTTGGGCGATTAATTCGTCGCATCGGTTTTCTTGATCGTCAGGTCTACTTGCCGTTCGATCTGCTCCTTTCGGGTAAAGTCGTACTTCATTCTTCGTTCGACAGTTTCTTCTGCGCTAGGAGTGTAGTTTGTGAATCCAGGCATACTGAGTGGACAAACAACTTTCGGGAAGTCAAGTTTCGTGTAATCTTCTGGCTGCTTGGCATTCAGCCAAGTTGCCGCTCTATCTCCGCAGCCACACTCACCACAATAGAATCTACCTTGCTCTGCCTGACTATCTCGCCTAAACTGACATGGTTCAATACCTCTAGCAGAGTCTCCATGGCAGGAAACCAAACGAACCCTTTTGGTTTCTTCGTCGCATCTCTTGTCTTGAGTGATTCCGCGTGAAGCATACGCTTCTACCACACTCTTTACCTTGTTCAGTAGAGAAGGTGGATGTTGCGGTCCTGGAGTAGGGATTGGAGTAGAAGCAGGTGAACGCTGTTTGGGTGTTCCCTTAGACCACCCTCCGGTAGCAACAATCTTTTTACCGTTGTTTGGTGCGCTCATCTTGATAATCCTCAAACGAGTCGTCTTCGTAACGCTCAATGTCAGAAGATGCTTCTCGCATCTTTTGCTTCTGTGAATGACGGTCGCCGCGCTTTTGCTTTTTCTTTATACCGCGATCCTTATGAAAGCGTTCAAAAGAACCCGATTCTTCCCAATTGTTCCACGGTTTACTCATATCAGAATTCCGAAACAACTTGAACTAAGTTTTTCATCTTATGTTCCATCAAGTATGAAAGGATATTTCCTTTGCGTGTTGGGGTGGAGTCTGCATACTTTTGCAGAATAGATTTCTCCAACTCCACAGGTATGTATCTAAAGTCCACCATGCAGCGATTACGATCCCAGTTTCTTTTTACTTTGTCTGGCATATTTGCTGTACCATCAAACACATTACCCACAATAAGAATCTGCTCTTGAATAGCAGCAGACTTCTTACTGGTCAGAGGAGTCTGACGCTTGCCATCAGTAATGAAACAATCGTCATCAGACAGGACATTAGGAATGCCGTCGCTTGAGTCTCCTGCAAGAATATGGTTCACTAAGAACTCGGTTGGATTCTTGCACACAACAAATCCCTTTGTCATGGGACTCCATTGACGAACATTCGGGTAAATTTGCAACTGCTGAAAATCTTTGTCGCTAGAAACAATAATGACCTGTTCGTTAATAGAGTGGTGCTTGGTCAAGATGGCGATCACATCATCTGCCTCTGCTCCTGGCACTCGCATATGGCGATACGGAAACACATCGTGAATCTCTTCGCGGATTCCGTCAATCATTCCATAGATCGCCTTCCAATCAACATCAGACGACGCCTTTGCCTTGGCTCTGTTCTGTTTGTACTGAGGAAACACAGAGTTACGCCAGCACTTACCACCCTCATGGCAGAGAACAATCTCACCGGCATCACGAAACTTCTGTCTGTATGTACGATAGATGTTCAGCACCGTGTGTCGTAACAGGTCTTCTGAAAACTGGGCAGCATCACCCTTTGTAAGAGCGAACAGGCTTCCCAACAGCACTTGGTTGTTATCAATTAGAATCATTAGTAGGCTCCAATGAGAATACAGTTCTCATTGATTCTCCCGCTCATCTTTGCGGGTTTGGTCTTGATGGTGTTCATCACAGTTTGTACTGCACGAACACCAGTAAGTTTGCTCAACACATCCTTTGGTTTGCGGAGTTTCTTGGATACAGACTTGGCTTCATCGTAGTTGATGATGGTGGTTCCCTTTACGCTGAGTCCACGCGGATCTTTTGCAAAGAGTACAGTTAGTGTACGGTACTTCTCGTTAAACACAACCACCATTTCGCTGCCAATGATCTTCTCTGGCGATACGCTTTTGATGCTGTATTCCTTAGACTCAGCCAAGTACTTTACCTTCTTGATGATTTGGTCAGGACTCTTCTGCTTTTTCTTGCGAGGCTTACGCTCGGAACGCTTCTCGTCAGCAAATATACGGAAAGCATTAGCCGTTTCTGAAAGCATCTGTATGAGTTTCTTGAAACGCGGCTTGGTCAGAAAGGAATATCCCTCGACCAGTTGTTCATCTTTGCCAGCATATGCTGTTGCCATCTCTTGCAGATAGGTGTTTTCAATGTATGCGGCAATTTTACCACAATGTAATGCCTTGACTCCGTGGGTAGTTGCCCACCCGGCAGGATCAAACTTCATCTCTTGCTTCTTTGAGCAAGCATCCACAACTGAATCCACGAATGCATCAATGTCACCCAAGTACTCGCGGTACTTCTGCTCGGTGCGCTCTTGGATGGACGGCAGAGCGGTGCCCTGACGCTTGGCGAGGACGGCAGCACCAGTTCGCTTTAGATCCTCAATCTCGCGTGTAATCTTCTGTGTAGTTTCATCTGGCAACGGAGCGCCGCGAGTAAGCATTCGGCACAGATATCCTATGCCAGAATAACTCTTGATGCTATTTTGTGCAATGCACTTGATTGTTTCAGCATCCATCTTGGAATGCTTGCAGTAGTCTAATACCCACCGCTTTTTGTCTCGTTTGGTTCCTTTACCCCAATACCAACTAATAGCCCGTTGAAGCGCAGAGTCTTCCTCATCTTTTGAGGCAAAAGACTCTGCGCTCCAAACAGGCTCAGAACCATATGCGCGTTCTAGTGTTTTGTTGTAATTTTTCATCGCACCGTAAGTATACGATGGATCTGATACTAGTCAAGTCACTTTACAAGTTTAGGTTCAAATGCCTCAGTCTTTGATGATGATGGCGTCAAACCTATAGTCTTAACAAGGCTACGAGAAAGGGCAAGAACGCCCGCATATGGATCTACATTGGCGCTTGGACGGCGATCTTCGATGTACAGCAGATGTGCCGCATCCGTGTTCAAAGGAACGGTAGGCACACACAGAGATGCAGTACGATCACCAAATCCCCAAGTGAACTTGTTGAAGTCGCTGATTCCGCCTGTCTTTCCAACCAGGCGTTGCTCATTGCCTGCACCATATGCTGCCATATGTTCGCGGTGATCTTCTCCAATGGTTTCGCAAATTGACTTGGCGAGTCCTGCATTTCCACTAGACTTGGTGTAGTTGTCCATGTACAGACGGAAGATACATCCGTTACCATTCCATTCTGTGCCAGGAAAACTCTTTGGTGCATAACTGATTACACACCGAGGATTATCTCGATCTTCTGCCGTATTTTCCAACAGATACCGCAAGATAATCAGATTGTCGCAAGCAGTCAGAGCATCAGTTTCTTCAGTAACAAATGACCATTGTGATAGGCAGATTGCTGCATTGTATGAATGCATACTGATTCCTCTCCACGCACATCGGTCGTAGAAAGAAGCAACCAGTTCTCTGCCTCGTTGAAAGTCGCCAGAACCACCATAGTATCTGCCTTGAGGACCAGGGAATACAACTTGGGGTTCTCCCTTTTCATTCTTTCCTACTGGCCAGCGATACGGTTGACGAGTATCAGGATCAATGAGTAAAGCATCCTGCTCGAATCCAATCTTCACACTCTTCAAATCGTTTGTGCTGAGAAACTTTCGCAGATCAGCACGGGCATTAGATGCATGAGGAGTTCCATCTGCGGTTTGTACTTCACACAACACAATACCCGAGTCGCGGGTCATACCTTCAAACATGAAATGTCTGATGGTACGAACGGGAACCAAGAACAGATCAGCATTATCTGTCGATGCTTGCTTGCAAGCAGAACCATCGAATCGCTGTGTCTTGGGAGTTTCTCCAACTGAGGTGTAGTTAGCACTACGAATAGTACCATCACCAGCCAACCAAATGTAAGTCCAATCCATTACTATAACTGGCTTCTTCTCATCATTTTCCACTTTCGCATACTCACTCTTCTTTGCCATTATGATCTCTCCTTTGGTTTGTAAAACACATAAACAGGTTCATACTTCATGTAGTCACCATCAATCTTGCAATAGTTCTTGCACATGGGAAGACCTGTTTCTTCATCAAGTCGATTTTGCCCAGGCATAGATTCCATCGCCATCTTCACCTTGTATTTATACACAAGTCCGAACTCTTCAAGGAATCTTCGTGAATCTTCTTCAAGTGGAAGATATTCCCCGCCAATTTGAATGTCTGCGATGTTCCATAACAAGTAGCGATCAGGCTTCAAGAACTCAGCACAAGTCTTCAGCGTTGGTCGCAGGAACCCATCACGCCAACTTTCATACGACGAACCATACTTCTTGTACGATTGGTTCTCGTCCTGAGAGTAGGCTTCTCTGTTGAAGTATGGAGGACTTGTGAAGATCATGTCGATCTTGCCCTTGTACTTCTTGAAGCGTGGATCTTTGCCAATCTCTTCTGAACCTAGTCTGTAGATTTCGTAGGTGTTGGTTTCGCTGAAGAACGGATTGCCTCGGTATGTCTTGGTATTGTAGAAATCTGCAACATCGGCATAACGAGGACGCTCTTCACCCGTGTCTTCGTCAATGTAGTACAGTTCAGGGTTTGGATCGGTTCCGATGTAATGAATCTTGCGATCATCGCGCACACTCATGGCGCCAAGAATACGACCTCCCCATCCCGATGAAGGATCGTAGATCACAAGCGGAGTCTTCTGCTCCTTGGCGTGTTCCGTGAACCGCTCGTACAGATACTTGGCGGTCATGGGTGGGAAGTTGTGTGCCACTTGAATGTATCCAAGCGGAACGCAGCAAACCCCTTCGGGAACACACGCTCGCCTTTCTTGTAAATGCGAATGGTGTATACCTTATCATCGGGCATGGCACTCACATCGAAAGTGGAGAAGTGCCGGTACTGCAACACTCCTTCGTCCTTGAGTTTCTGAACCTGTTCTCGGGTGAGATTCAGAATGTCAGACTGATTCAGTTGGAAGTATCCTGTATTGTTGCCTTCACGAATCTTCACCTGTTCAAGCATGAAGTCGTAACCCTTGAAGATTTCCTTGTTGGTTTGGAATGCCTTGATCCAAGTCATTGCATCGGGCACAGACACAAGAGCAGGTTTAGGATTGTTACGCAAGCATGAGAGGGCGTGCATATACAGCGAGTCTCTACGGAAGTGACGCATTGATCCCTTCGCCATGCGATCAAGGAACCGATCTTCAGCAAACAGTTCATAGATGGAGTATCCATCATCCTTCTCGCTGTAGTTGATGCGAGTCTTCATCATGGTTGGAAACCATTGATCCACTTCAGAACCAAGCCTTGCCTTGTTCAGAATCACATCTTTGCCGATGTCTTCCAGTTCATCGTCAAACTCAAACGACTTCACAGGATACTCAGCCATCTTGTTCCACTCTTCAATGATGTCTTCTTCAATCTTCCCGATGCGCGGAGGACATCCCTTGTTGTCCCAAATATCGACGACTGCCTTACGCATATTGACAACCCACTCACGGAACTTGTCCGCGTCCATCTCTAGCAATTCTTCAAAGGTGACATTTACTGGGTGAGTAAGGAGATGAGTGTTCTTCTCAAAGAAGGTTTTGTGCGCTTGTAGAGTTTCCATTATGATTCCATTCTTTGCTGTACTTCAGTTTCACTAAGTCTGCGTCCAACCACCCAAAAGCAAGTACTCTTGTTCATGTCAATGTTCTCGCGCATCCACTTGTGTGCCTTTGCTTCGTACAGATCGTCAAGGATTGTACCATCTTCTATCTTTTCCACAAGAGGTTTTCCGTACACGGTATTTAGGCAATGCAACTCGTAGTCTGGCAGCGGATATCCTGTCATTGGATTTACCCACTTGTTGATGTTCTCGGTTCGCTTTGGACCAACACACAATCCAATCACTTTACCTACTCTGATACTGTACCGATGTATTCCTCGGAGAATGGCAGCAAAGTGAACTCCACTACCCACAGGAACAACTAATTGATCCAACTGGTTCGGTAGGTTGCCTACCTGACTCTCAATGCCATCAATGATTGCGTCTTCTCTGTTTTCAATGTTATGGGTAAAGACTGCATCGTACAAGTTTTCAGTCTTAGCAATCTCTCGCATTCTAGCAAGCACAGGACCGTGCATACCAGTACCACACACATTTCGTACATCCGCTCCAAGTGCTTTGGCATAACGCATCATGTGATGATTGTCTACGGTATCGGGGGAACTTCCACCAATGCAAATGGTGCATGGTATGTTCAGGTCTTTGCACACTCTGGCTATGATTGTTCCTGTAGTGGAATGAACCTGCGAATGAGTGATCACTCCGCTATACTTGCTACGCAATTCCTCTTGTATGGGATACAGCAACTGGATTGCTTGTCTAACTTTACCACCATTCACATCTCCCGCCCCATACGGGGTGTACATATCATCCCGCTTGTAGAACACGCCCCCCACATACTGCACAGGAGTGCGATTCATCACATGGGCGGGAAATCTATTTGAAACCTCGTACTCTGTTTTCATATAGGTAAAGATGCCTTAGAATGATTGAATGTAGGATCGTAGAACTTTTCTTCCAGTTCACATCCCCACCACTTGCGACCAGTAGTGCTGGCAGCAAGCAGAACAGGGGCAACACCCGCAAACGGATCTACAACCAAATCTCCTGGCTTGGTAAGGTTTTCAATCACATACTTGCAGAAGTCTTGCGACCACACAGATTGATTTAGTACCTTCTCTTGCTGATCCACATAGATGTCTCGTAGCCAGTCTCCCTTGCGGTGGATCACTCCCTCGCTTGTATACACAAGCATATGTTGGAAAGTGAAGTAGTACATATCGCGCTTGCCCACTTCGTTTCTGACCACAACTTTGTAGTCCTTCAGATGAAGTCCCTCGTTCTCTAGGCATTGCGCGTACCACATATGATTCGACAGAATGAAACCATTCACCCTACGATCAGTCTGGCACACCACAACAAAGCCAGTAGGTTTCACAATACGAGCAAACTCCTGCATTGCCTTCTGCTGAAACAGCCGATACGAATCAGTCTCGTCTTTACCAAACGGAGTCTGAGACAGGTCTGGGCATGAGGTAAACACTAGGTCTACTGATTCGGATGGGATACTAGGCAGATAGTCAAAGGCATCACCTAGCACATATGAGTTCTCTTGAAATTTTGTCATGGTGTAATCCTACTGAAGTTGTTCTTCTTCTCAAACGACATGGTGTGTTCAAACTTGTCTACCAACTGGTCTGCCTTGTGAGAGATCACAAACACATTCGCATTGATACCAAAGGAGTGGAGAATCTTCATAAACTCTTCAGTTCCTGCGGTGTCTAGCGATGAATCGAACACCTCGTCCAAGATGAGCAGATTGGTGTTTGCGCTGTTCTTGATTCGTGCAATCTCACGCCACGCGAGAAGCAAAGCCAAATCAATACGCATCTTTTCACCCTCGCTGAAACTCATATACGAGAAGGTATCGCGGTGTCTACTCTTGATGGTTTCATTGAACTCTTCGTCAAGTGTAAAGTTGGCAAAGAAATCCATCGTGTTCAGATACTTGTTGATGGTCTTGTTGATGATGGGTAGATAGTAGCGAATGATCTTTGCCTTGATGCCGCTATCCTTCAGTAGCGATGCTGCTACACTATAGTAGTGCATCTCTTCCACCAGGCTATTCTTGGATGACTCGTTCTTGTTCAAGTCTCCCTCGAAATCCACCAATCGCTTCTGATGATCCGTGTCTTCAGTTTCCTTGTTCTGAATGGCTTTGTTCTCTTTGCTGAGTTTACCGATGTAGGAGTTGCACGCCGTGATGGTGCTGTTCGCCTCCATCGTCTGCGTGTTCAGCGTTTCTAGTTCGGTAGATATCTCTTCATACTCTTCAATCTGAGTTCGCTTGGTTTCAATCTCGCTAACAATGGCACCAACTGCTTCGTTCAGTTCACCCTGCTTGCTTTTCTTCTTGCACAGTAATCCGTGAATAGGTTGACTAGCCTTGTCGATGGACTGATGACAAGTGGGGCATACCTCATTGTTGTCAAAGAATGACAACTCCTCTCCTACCTTTTTGCGATTGGACTCTAGTTGCTTATGAAAGGTTTCTAGTTTAGTGATCTGCTTTAGCAAAGCAACCTTTCCTTGTAACTTGACCTTTACTTTCTGAATCTGCTCATTCAGGACAATCAGTTCTTCCTGCTTATCTTCAATCAACGATTCAGAGCGGGCGATCTCTTTCAGATTTCCTTGCACCTGTTCGTCAGTCTTGCTCTTTAGTCCTGCGATCAAGTCTTTCTGAGCGCGAATAGATTCGCGTAGAATTGCGATCTTGCGTTCGTTGTCTGCAATCTCTTCTTTGAGAGTAGACATCTTTGCCTTGAGAATAGTGTTCATGGTAGAGAACACATTGATGTCAAGGATATCTTCAATCACAGCACGGCGATCAGATGCCGGCAACTGCATGAATGGTACAAATGAAGAACTGCCTAGAATCACCACCTGAGTGAATGACTTGTAGTTCATTTTCAGAACCTGCTCTTCAAGCATCTTCTGATAGTCCTTTGTGGTGGCGTGCTGATCCATCAGGTTGCCGTTCTTCCATACCTCAAAGCGGTTTGGTTTGATACCACGAACTACGCGGTAGGAATCATTGGCGATGGTGAACTCCACTTCCACCAAGCAATCTTTCTCATTGATGCTGTTCACCAACTGAGGAAGATTGATCTTCCTGAATGGCTTTCCGAACAATCCAAAGGTGATGGAATCGAGCAGAGCAAACGACTTACCATGCCCATTGCTGCCTGAAACAAGCACCATCTTGGCTTTGTTCAGTTGAATCTCGGTGAAGTTATTTCCGAACGATCCAAAGTTCTTGAATCGAACCTTCGTGAAGGTAATCATACAGACAGACTCTCCATGTACAGATCGCGCACGATGCGCTTCAGCATGGACTTGTCATGCACTTCTTCCATACCATCAATCTCTTTGTTGATTAGACCAAGCGTGTCTAGTGCCATATCTGCTGCGGGTTCGCCTGTACTGGTGTCCGGGTTCTGTTCGACAATGGTTACACCCAAGGCAGGGGCGGTATAGATGCCATCCAAGAACTTGTCAAACACATATGGCTTAGTCTTGGCATCCACGAACACCTTTACAAAGGTGTTTGCATACCGCGAGAAGTCTGCGTTCTCTAGCAGTTTGCTGTAGTCATGCCGCGAATCATCGTATCGAATGGCATGAAACATCTTGTGGGGGTTCTCAACGAACTCCAGTTCGCGGGTTTCAGTATCAAGCACATGGAATCCCTTGCGGTCTTCCAAGTCGCTGAAGGTGATCTGATACTGCGTACCCAAATACTGCACATTTCCCCCTCCGTGCTTGTGATGGAAGTGGCCCGACAGAACCATCTCATAGCGGGTAAGCAGATTAGCAGGCATCCCGCCTTCAAATTTTACCCCACGCATAACCTGATAGCCTTCCAGTTCAAAGTGTCCGCATATCACAGGACACTTGCTCTTCTTGATAAAGCGTAGGAAATCTTCGTGGTTGTTCTTGTTGATCCATGGCACCATCGCAACGCGCAGAGAGCCAAACTGCAACTCAATCGGCTCTTCGTAAATGATGAAGTTGGTATAGCGTTCTCCAAACAGTTCCTTTGGAGAGTTCACTAGGTTGGTGTTCTTGTAGTACACATCGTGATTGCCGAGAATGCAATGCACGGTCATGCCACGCTGTAACAGCGGCTCCATGAACCTCGTTCGCACCTGATTCAGCGTTTGGAAGTTCACGAACTTGCGGCGATCTAACAAATCACCCAAGTGCAGCACGGTGTCAATGCCGTGCTTGTCGCAGTAAGGAAAGAACACCTCATCAAAGAACTTGAAGAAGTACTCACCAAATACTGGCGAATCAGACCTGGCGCCAAAGTGCGTATCGTTGATAATGGCTAGTTTCATAGTGAACTACTCACATCCAAAGTATACACCCTGTTTTATACATCGTCAAGTCTATTGTGATTTGCCTTCTTAGATTTCTTGCCTTTTTTGCGTGGAGTATCAGACTTAGAAAACTTGGCGATATCTGTTTGCGAGAGATGAAAGAACTCAGCAACAGGATCGTCAGTATTGCCATCGTTAGAGTCAAGCAGATTGCGGCGAACTTTGCCTGTCTTATCTGCCGCTTCTAGCATCTTGTATCGGATGTACATTTGCTTTTTCTCTTTGGCAATTCTGCGTAGAAAGGCAAAGTAGATGATCTGCGTGAAGTACGAGAACGGATTCTTAGACTTGCTTGGATCGAAGTTACTGGCATACATCAAGCAGTTCTCAATGCCATCGCCAATCATCTCTTCTCGGTAAGGATAGTTGATGAAGTTTGGTCGATAAGACAAGTGTGTGGCAATGTCTAGAAAGCATTTGCCAATGTAGTCTGTTACGGGAGGTGTCTTTCTATCTGCGGCGCGTTCTACGCTAACGCATTCCTTCCACTTCACCATCTCTGCATAGAACACCTTGTTATCAATGTAATGCCCAGACTTGGTTTCATCTTCTATCTCTTGCTCTATCTCTTGCGAGTCTATCTCCAACTCGTCTTCATTTGTTTCGGTTTTTGGTTTGCGCTTTTTCATATGTCTCCATTTCGATGACAAGTATATCACAGTTTCACAATGGCGCTAGTCTGTAAGAAAAAGTATTGAATTTCTTGCAGGCATTGCTTGCACTTCCTCTACATAGAGTGAAGGTTTCACGGTCCATAGTATACTAGAAGTAGTCACGAGGATCAGGCGACCAATCGTTTGGTCTGTTACCGTACTCCTTATCAGGACCACCATTCTTCTCTTCAGTAGGAAGTTGCTCAGGTTCAGATGCTTCTGCCTGTTCCATCTGTTCACTTTCTATGCGACCTTCTTCGATCATCTCAGGGGTAACCTCTCCATTTTTGATTTGATCCAAAAGTTCTTGCATGAAAGAAGCACCTGCTTCCAAATCAACCTGTTCGGTTGCACTCATCCTAAAGATGCCACCATTCTTTAGAACCATGAGATAATGGGCAACTGCTTTGTCGCTTGGGGCCATGCAATCCAAGATATGTGCTTTTGGCAAAGAAATAACTCCATCCTTTGTCCAGTTTATCCATTTCTTCATCAGAAGTCGCTCGTCCCTAGGCACTCCATTTTGGTCAATGAGCGTGAGTGTTTCCAAAGTGAATGGATTTTCTAATACCATGCGAGTCTTGGTTACACCGCGTACAACAGCGATGATATCATCGCCAGTCTTTAGTTTGATTATGGTTGGATCGCTGAATTCCATTGCGCCTCCTAGAGTTTTATTGTGACCGTGCTGTAGTCAAACTTCTCGGTTGCGTAGATTTTTATACGCTCTAAGAAGTGATTCAAGGTGAAGTTCACCTTGGATTTCCACCGCAGATCATCTGCCACATCATATAGTCTGGCTCTTTCCTTATGCTCCGACTTGCGGAGTTGACGACCGATACTCTGAAGCACCCTGATCCTACTCTTGGATGGGGATGCGAACACTATGTTATGTAGTCTTCTGATGGAGACTCCGGTGCTGAAGGTTCCATAGGACGCTACGATTATGGCATTGTCTTTGGTTTCCGCAATGGTACGCACATACTCGCGTTGCTCAACATCCGTCCCTCCGAACACGAAAAACACTTCCTTTCCTAGCGTTTTGCCTTGTGCGAGGATCATGTCATGCAGGGGTTTACCGTGCTTCTCCACATATTGAAACAGCACTAGCGTATTGCCTTTGGTCTTACACGCCAAGTTTGTAATGAACTTGTTGCGCTTGGGGTGAGAAACCAAGAAGTCGATTTCCTCTTGATAACGCATGGCTTTTACTGCTTTGCAGTCCTCGTCAGAATACTTCAAAGTGATACAGTCAATGGTGAAGTCGCTGAGTAGTTTCTGCTTGATGAGTTCTGTGGTGCTTGTGACCTTGTGAACAGCACCAAACAGTCCCTCGATGATGAGGCGATGCGTCTGCGTACCGTCGAGGGTTCCTGTGGTGCCTATGCGGAACTCACAGTCGATCAGGCGAGACATGATAGTTGCCAGCGACTTCGCTTTGTACAGGTGACATTCATCACCGAATACCGATCCGAACTGCTGAAACCACTTTACTGGTTGCTTGTAGATGCTCTGCCAGGTGGTAATAACCACTTGTTTTTCCGTAGTTTTGCTCTGCCCCGCAAAAATCTTGTGAATGTTCTTCGCTGCCTTCCAAGACTTGTCAGCAGACGAGTAGTCAATGAAATCATTTTCCATCTGCGCCACAAGTGATGTGGTGGGAACAATGATGAGAACCTTTCGCTTGTCTTCTTCCAATCGTCGCCGCATCAGCGTGTAAATAATAAGACTTTTTCCTGAACCAGTGGGAGATAATAACAAGCATCTTTCTCGATTTAGAGCATGACAAACAGCGTCCACTTGATGTTGGTGAGGATCAATTGGGTTGCCGGCTGCTACTAATTTCAGGGTTTTCATGTATTCGCGCACATCTTCGTGCGTCCATGAGTCTTGCACTTCAGGAAACGAAACACCTACCCAGTAGTTTCGTTCAGTTGCAAACGACTTTACATAGTCAAGTAGTCCACAGTACAGTTCTTGCGAGTGTAGGTTATACATTCTGATCTTGCCGTCCCACATTCTACTGCGATAAGCAGGCATGAATTGAAATCCAGGCACTTTGAATGTAAAGAAGTCTGAGAGTTCTTGTGCAACACTCTTGCTACCGCAATCAACCTTCAGATACACAGAGTTCTTTTTGCTGACAATGATACTCTCCATAGTAGTATTTATGGAGTCCATTGCTTCCCCCTGACGCGCACGGAAACCGTTTGAACTTGGAACACTACTCCAGACCACAATACACATCTGATTCCTGACTCGCATAGCATTTGCCATCCATGTTCTATGCTTGCTCGTCTAGGCATATTTGTATCAGATGCATACAAATCAAGCATTTCCCGATGAGCAACCAACTGAGTGATTCCTGCTTGAATCAATCCTCTAGCGCATTCTACACACGGAGGCAGCGTCACATAAGCATGACATCCTGTGGTGGATAATACGCTTTGGCAACAACGATACAGAGCGTTTCTCTCTGCGTGTTCCATGTAGATGGTTTTCTGAGAAGGATCATTGAGTCTGTCTTTGGTAAGTTGTAGTCCTTCAGGTAGAGCATTTGATGCTCCTGCAATGACACCCATCGTTGGATGCACAATGACGCATCCGACTTGAGTGGAAGGATCAGGACTATGTTGAGCAAATCGATATGCTTGCTTCAAGTACGAAGCAAATACCGCTCCTTCTCCAACAAATCCTGTGATGGTTTGCATTATGCTCCGTGTGTGAATTTCTTCCACTCAATTGCACTACGGATGTTCCAGTGCAGATTTCCAACGGCTTTGATAACACCTGTGAGGAATTCAACCTTCTCTTCACAGAATGCGAGTTTGGTCAAAATGGTAGCCAGGTCTGCATCGCTTTCCAAGTACTTGTCTAGATCTTGTCGTAGAATCTTCAGGTGAAATGGTTCCCATCCAAGTTCTGTAAGACGCTCTTCGCTCATTCTGCCAGAGTAGTACTCCCACTTGTCACGCTTGAGAGCAGAGAGTTCTAGTTTGAGTTTGCGAAGCACTAGTTTCTCATCCATCAGCAAATTCAAGTACTTGGAGTGCAATTGCGGCACCAAGAGAGATGCAATGTCGAGTTCTGTTGGATCAACGGTCAAGTCTTTTTTGACCATGGCACGAAGTTCTTCTAGTTTCATTACGAAATCATACCTCACGCGGCAAACAAGTCAAGGCGTTTCTACTGTAAAGTACTCAAATGCAAATGTGGCAGTTGCAGTCAATGCCTCGGGATTATCACTACCGCTATCGAAATCCAAAGAGGATAGTTCTTTAGGAAACATATTGTGGAACTTGAATCTACGAACCACATTGTTGGCACTACTGAATACAAACATGGTGCCTTCGTCCAGTTGTGCTTCTGAGTCTCGTGTTACATTTCTCACAAACGGCTTTACAGTTTCCCAATCATCCACCACGCGCAAAGTCTGAAGCCAACTGTATATCTCTAACCAGTTGTGCATGGTTTCGTCTACCAAAAACTTGATCTGTAGATCCTCAAATTGTAGGTTCTGAGAGGGAACCTTCAGCGTTCTACCGCTGCGAGGATTGTTGGCAACAACTTCTGCCACAGACACGCCTGGAATGTTTGCAGTTTGACAATTGTATGTCACGCCTGGAACTCTCATCAGCGATAACTTGAACGCTGTGGGAAACAGGTAGTTTTCTACTTGAGATTTGCTGTGTTCAAAATTGGCCATCTTCCCTCCATTCTATGTATCCAAAAACAAAGCGGGGAGGATTTCTCCCCCCCGCCTGTTTGGTTTCAGTAACCTAACTATCAGCCAGAGATGTTGCTTACCGCAAAGATACGGAAGTATCTGTTGTTGCGGGTCAGCGCAGTCACTCCACCGATATTGATGTCGATGGCTCCACTCGACGGATCCACATTGTATGGGTTTGTTGCCATACCGTAGCGAGTCTTGAACGCGATCTTGGGCTGGAATGTGTTGGTGTCAACTGCACGCACCATCTGTAGCGGTACATATGGGCAATAGAAGATACCTGCGTCATATGGGTTGCTTCCCTTGTAACCAACCATGCAGTAGTCTGCGGTCACGAAAGGATCCACATACACCTTGATGCGGCCGTTCAGAGTACCCACGAACAGATCACCTGTTTCGTCAGGCATTGCAACGCTGTTGCTGTTGAATGGGCTGCTGTAGTCAAGCAGACCGGCGAGCGACAGAGCGGATGCAACATTGGTGCTGCATACGAGGAAGTTGCCCTTGCCGCGGCGAGTTGCTCTGGCAATTGTGTTGGCTTCTTGCTCGATACGGAACACCAAGTGCTTGAAGCGTTCCACCATCCAACGACCGTTTCCTGTGTTAGCAGCAGCGTTGTCAACATTTGAACCTGTGACGGCTGTGAGATACGCAGTACGGATGATCTCGCGGTTGATTTCACCGAGAATTTCTGTCGAAAGAATGTTCGACAGTTCGCTCTCAGCGTCAAGTCCGTGAACGGCCTTGAGGTCTTGTGCGAGTTCTGTGGTGTACTCTGCTTTCAGAGCGCGAGCCTGTGCAGTTACCGTTCCCTTGTCAATGGTGAATGACATTTCCGAGAATGGAGTTGCTGACTCTCCACGCTTTTCAAGTTGCGAAGAGGTCATGCCACCACCAACTGAGTAGTTGGCAGAGAGCGGATCAGTAGCAGCAGCGCCATGGGCACCGTATCCACCGCCGTGTACGCGACCACCTTCAGCATCAGGATCATTTGCATTGGTCACTTCGGTGTCGCCGGTGAGTCCGCCTGCACCAACGCTATTGGCTGTACGGCTAGAGCCAGTTACAGGACGAGCGCCAGAGAAGTCGGTATCGGGTTCATCGTACAGGGCTTCGTTACCAACTGTACCACCTGCAACATACTTCGAGCGCATAGCAAACACCAAGCCAGTAGGACCACTCATCGGCTGAACCGATGCAATGTCATAGGCGATGATGTTTGGCAATGCTCTGCGAACGAGCGAAATCATCACTGGTGAGAACGAAGCAATGTTACCACCCAATGATGGTGTTCCTGCGTCGCCAGAGGCTGAAAGTGAGTTCACAGCAACTTCTCTGAGATCACGCTCAGTGTTCTCTAGAAGAACTGCGGTGACATTTTTACGGTACTGATCCTTGATCGCACCTGCTGATGCGTGGTCTAGGACGGGCGCCCACTTTTCTGTGAGCATGGCTGCGTTTGCAATCTTTTCCATTGAAATCTCCTTGTTATCCTCGGATGAGGGAATTGTTAGTTACGAAACTTTGCGAGTGTGCGAGTGTAAGCCTGCATTGCAGGTGACAATAGTGTATCAGATGATGTTGACGAATCTTCTACTAGTGTATCACGAGTCTCTTGCACTGGTGTCTTGAGATAAGTTTCCTTCAGCACACCCAGTTTGGTCTTGAACTCATCGACTGTATCAAACTCAATGCTTTCTGAAAGTCCTTTTAGTTTCTCGACCTCAGACAAGGTTAGACCAGCAACTGACTCAGAGAAAGCAATTTTGGCTTCCAATTCATCAATGCGCTTTGTCTTTTCCATGCCATTCTTGATTTCTTCATTGACCTGTGAAGTCAACTCATCAATCTTGGTATTTGCTGCTTCCAGTACATCCACCTTCTCTTCCGGGATGGTGATGAAGTTGTCGGTGAACAGATTACGAAGACCTTCCATGAAGTTCTCTGCAATCTCTGCACGAAGACTGCGTTCTAGTGCAATCTTGTTTTCCTTGTACCATTCTTCAACCACATACGACAGGTATTCGTCTACCTTTTCAGCCAGATCAGATTGCGTTGTTGCAACTGCTTCTGTGAGTGCTGTTTCGTAGTGTTCTTTGATTGCTGCTTCGCGCTCGGCGATCACAGCACCGAAAATGGTTTCAGCCTTGGTTTTGAAGTCTTCTGAAAGGTTTTGACCATCAAAGAGAGGAGCAAGATGTTCCTTCATCTTCTTTGGTTCTGACTTCTTTGCTTCTTCCATTTCGTCGTTATCTGGGCAGTCATCACAGTACGGAAGATCATCGTCTTCATCGCATGAGCATTCCTCTTCCTTCACAACTTTCTTGGCCTCTTCCATTTCCTCTTCTTTGGACTTCTTGGCCTCTTCCATTTCCTCTCCTTCATCGTCGGACATCTTGGCTTTGGCTTCTTCCATGTCTTCTTCCTCTTTCTTGCCCTTCTTTTTCTTGTCTAGCCAAGAGGGAAGTTTGCCTTCCGCAACTTTTGATTCATCAATTACTGACTCTACACTTTCGCGCAGGGTCTTCTTCACATTGTCTCTGGAATTGCTCATTGGTGTCTCCTTTAGGTAATGAAACCGCAACTATTTATGCCTACTCTGATTTTCACAGGCCCCGCAAGAAGGCATTGAATGCTTGCAGTTTTGCCTCGTCCAAGTTGATCTTGGGTGTACGCTTGATGGTTTCTCGGATGCGTTCAATCTGCTTCCAATTGCCATTTTCTAGTGCCCATTCTTTGCCTTCCATGACACCTTCCACGAAAGCATCAGGTGCAGATGGGTCTGCTACAATGTCTACTGCTGCCAGATTGAAGTCATTTTGCACTTCGTTGATGCCGTCTTTGGTTGTTTTCAAAGAACCAACCCCGCGAGAAGACACCCCAAACTTGACTCCTTCATCAATCATGTTCTTGACGATTTTGCCATATGGGGTATCCATGACTTTGGCACGGCCCCAAATGTTCTTGCCGTCAATTTTCATCTCTTTGACGATGTGTGATACGCGATCAAGATTCAGTTGTGGGCCTTCAGGATGTCCCAACTCTCCCATGGCACGGTTAGCCTCCACAAATTCTTTGTTGTAGCGCATGGCCTCTTTGACCAGTACTGAGTTGGGGTAAACGCGCCCATTGCGATTCTTGATATCTGACTGCATGAATACACCTTCTATGAAGTAAGACTTTTTGCCTTCCTTCTCCTCGGTGATGATTTGGATATCGTCTGTGTGTTCTGTAATGAGTTTCATGTTCAGTCCTCTTTCTTCTTCTTTTTGCTTCGGAGAATCACAAAGTCTTGTTTGTCAAGAACATCATTGTGATTCTTGTCTAGTTTCTTTTGCTTGTCGGTTAGTTTCTTTTCATCAGCCTCTTCCAAGTGAATCTCGTGCTTGGCGTAGTCCTTCGGTTTCAGGAAACCCTTGATCTCCCGTGATGCGTACTTGAGATCCTTCCCAAAGAAATCCTTGGCATCATCAAGAATCTCCTCAACGGTTGTTGGTTCAAGTAGACCGAATGCTTTTCCGCCAGCGATGATGCCCTCTAGGCCTCCCTTTTTGTATGCCTTTTCTATGGCATCAAGCAGATCGTTGGTGGCATATTTTGTTTCATTCAGAGCCTCAAGAACACTTTCGATCAAGTGGTTGTATTCATCCGTTGCTCCCGCCTGCTCTTGTGCAGACTTCAAAGTAGAAGTTACTGCACTCTTTACCTGATCCTTCTCGGACGCACTCAATTTCTCACCATCCTTCACCTTCTCAATGTACTTGTTCAGTTTGTCAAATAGGTTGCGGAGCATGATCTTTGGCATCAGTCGAAGCGTCTTTAGGATCTTGG